TGACTAGCAAGCTCTTCAATGTTCATCCACCATAAAGCCCTTTCGGGTTTTTCTTGGATCAGGGATTGGATTTGATGGGCTGGTTTCAAAAAGCACAAATCACAATTTCCATGCATGGTTACCCCATTGTTGTTTGGCAACTTAAGGTCAAATGCATGATTCTTCCAAAACTCACCAACGTGTTCTTTGGTAATTCCTGCCGCCACAAGTGGGGTTCTGCTTCTCTCAATCTTGGCTGCCCTTCTTTGCTCGTCTGCTCGAATGCCAACCCAATCCATGTTTTCGTTATGTTTCCATCCTAAAGACTTTAAATAATGGTGAATAACTCGAATCTTCATGTTGATTGTGCAGAACCTAGCAACAGGGTTTGGCAGATTAAACTTACCATTTTGCTTGATTGAGTCTAAAAAAGGCTCACCATTTCGGCTTGCAGTCTCGTAAGTCACAACCCTAAAACGCTCTTTTGGGGTTTCATGGGCTTTGTACTCAAGCCAATTTATCTTGACACCCCAATTTGTCTCGCAATCATGGACAAACTCTAAAGTCTCCTCGCACTCCTTGCCTGTATTGGCAAAACATACGATTGCTTCGGGCGGGAGGCTCATGTCGTGAGCCTGTAGGATGCGGTAAAGCATATAAGCCGATGTTCTGCCTCCTGAGAAGCTGATGCAGGTTGGCTCAATAATTTCAAATGGGTTGCTCATTCCAAACACTCCTTAACGCAAATATCCACGCCTGGCAGACTTGAATAAACCTTCGTAACGTGGATGTTTATGATCTGCGAATCGTCATGGTAGACAACCCCGTTCATGCCATCTTCTACGCTTTTCAGGATATTGCTTGCGTCAGGCTTCTTTGTTGGCTTCTCTGACCCGTTATCAATAGCCTCTAATCGCTTTTTGGTGCATGACTTTGGGATTGGCACTCGAATATAGAGATAAAGGCTAACAGGGGTTTCCAATGGTTCAGACGCACCCATTGCTTCTATTGCAGCATCCCTGATTAAAGTCTCATACGTTCTTGTCTTCTCAGGGGTGTAAGTTTGCACAAAATTGCCCCTTTTGACATACCTTGCCCTTTGTTTTCCAACAGGGTTAGCGTCTACTTTGAATGTGACCATAAATGTCATTTGATTATGTCCTCGACTTTCTGTATCTTTTGTCCGATCCAATTCATAACAGGGACTGCCATGCTGTTGCCCAATGATTTGTATCTTGGGCCATCAGCGGTTTGTTTCCCCTTTGGCTTGATATCGGTGTAATGGTCGGGAAAGCCCTGAAGTCTCTCGCACTCTACACACGTTAATCTTCTGACTGCAATTTTTTGGGCAACAAAGGTCTGAGCATGATGGGATTGAGGGCTAGGCTGTAGGGCTTTGAGAGCATTGGCAACCTCTAATTCTGTGGCACTAAAAGTGTTTGCCTTTGCGTCTTCTCGAATTGAATATGCTGATACTGGTTGAGGAATTAAACGCCCCGTATAGGCATCTTGTCCGCTGTAACTGCCAGGGTGTGTGTCGGCACACAAAGAACCAACTGTTTCATGGATGACCATTGCTTCTGCTTCTACTCGTTCATTTCCTGTACGACTGAATGGAGGGCCGTTTGTAACGCAAGGGGCAATTCTTTCCCCCTTTTGTCGGCTCGGTGCAGGATTCCCTTGCAAGCTCTCCCGCTCAAAAAGAACCGCTGCGGCAGGTCGCCAATCTCCAAGATATCCGACAACGAACACACGCTTGCGTCTTTGGGCCACTCCGAAGTACTGAGCGTCAAGCACCCTGTATGAGAACCCATACCCGCAGACTGCCAACCCTCCGAGGAAGCTACCAAAGTCCCGTCCATCAGCGGAGGACAAAACGCCAGGGACGTTCTCCCAGACCAACCAGCGGGGGCGATGTTGTTTAGCAATGGCAAGATAGGTAAGCATGAGGTTACCACGAGGGTCATCCAATCCTTTTCTGAGTCCTGCGACTGAGAATGATTGACAGGGAGTTCCTCCAACGAAAACATCGAAATTTGATTCAATTTGCCACTCCTTAAATTTTGTCATGTCGCCCAAGTTGGGGACTGTTGGATAGTGATGTTTTAAAACTTGGCTCGGAAAAGACTCAATCTCTGAGAAGCCAACAGGATTCCAACCTAAAGGATGCCAAGCAACTGTTGCTGCTTCTATCCCGCTACATACCGATAAATAGTTCATTCAAGAGTTCCGTTTTTCATTAAGGTCATGTAATTTCGGACTCGATCTCTTGCTCCTGATCCATAGACCTTTTCGCAACGCTCAAGCCTGGCACGAACAAAATCATTGTCTCTCAGAGATTGCCAAGTTCGGTATATTTCCCTTGCTTCTGCTTTCTCCAAAATAACTCTGTCTCCAACATTGGATATTGTTTTCCTGCTGTACGCCATAGGGGTTTACTCTAGGTCACCAGTAAGCTCTAAGGCTTGGTTTATCAGATGAAGCGGGAAGGGGACTCCCTCTTTTACTTTGTCTAACAGGATGTGAGCTTCATAGTGGGACATTTTTTAGTTTTTTCTCTAATACATAAGACCAAACCGCACCACCTGAAACCTTGGCTACAAACTGAAGCGCAACAATCTCAGGCATCAAAGCACCAAATGCAATCGTTGGGAAAAGCAGGGAGTCAACTGCAGCACCAGCAGTATTTGAAACATTGGCTCGTTTGATCCATGAGCCTGTGGTTTTTACAAAAATAGACCAATCAACTATGGATGCCGCCAAGAACGACACCGCAGAAGCTACTGCAATCATTCCAGAAGCAGGGTTTAAGACGTAGGTGATTAAGCCAGTTCCGATAATCAAGCCACCCATTTGCCAAGTTTTAAGCCTGAAATGAAGCCAATCTCTCAAAGTCAGATCAAGTCCAATCAGTAAAAAAGCATTGATTGCGGTTACTGATGGGCCGAATGTCGCCACCAAAAGGTTTGCGGCAATCATTGCCACGGCATAAGCAATTAAAGCAAAGATCATAATTTTCTTTCTGTTTGGATAACAACGCCATGATGATTGGCAGTCAAAGTCTGCTCACCACCAAACAATATAAACAATTCATCTGCTATTCGCTCATGGAATGCTGATGTGTATTTGCCTACTTCTTCTAGGATTTTCTCAACCATTATTTGTTCAGAATGTTTAATTTCCAATTGATAAACTATTTGTTTGTTGTTTATCGGGCATAACGCAATAAACTTAGTTGTGTATTTGTTCATAAAAGTGTTTCTTGCTCCATTGGTTGATAAAAATTCCATTGCGAGGGCGCATTAAATGCCTCAATCCTAGAACGCATCACCTGCGCCCTTGCCTCTTTGGTTGGCGGCAGATAATTCCCATGCTTCCAATGCACATCAATGCCAACATTTCTGCCAATATTGGTGCTATCTGCTGATGAAAATGGTAATTTGGTAAAGATTGCAGGGTCTAGCATCCTTAAACCATGCAGTTTGCAAGCAGGTCTTCCCATGTCATCACAAATAACTCTCATGGCTTGACTCATCTTGACCCACCATTGGGATGTTCCTACTGTAGAAAACTCGCCAGAACTGCCAATACAGACCCGCACATAGGTGTTTGCAAGCTGTTCAAGTCTCTCGAAGGATTCATGCATATGCCAAACTGGTGCGCCAAACCATGTCGGCAAAGGACAATCTTTTAGCAAAGCATCGTTGTCTGCTTCAGTTCCATCAATAACGTCAGGAATTACAGCAAAGTCGCAAGAAGGTACTTTCTTTAGATTGAGTGACCAATCGTAAAAAGGTTGCCAATCTTGGATTGGATTGCCAGATCGCCAGGCAGAGAATGCTCCATTATCTATGGCAAAAGACTGACACACCTCAATTGCTGTTGAAAGCTGGTCAGAGTGAGCAAACGAAACAAACGCATGACCATTCTCAATTGCTTTGACAGCGGCTGTAGATGGGGTTATTGGCAAGCCGTGATAGTGGATCATGCTTTTTGCCTTAATTGAGCCATTGCTTGCCTAATGTGTTCAGGCATAGGAACGGCTTTTTTGTTGTC